CATGCTTCTCTTTCGCAACCGGTAAAAATGGAAAACCCAGAACAAATCCAGTCAGATATCCCGACCGGCTCGCCGAGATTCGACCCGCACCAGTTCCCCAGAGCTGTGGCCGCTGGCGAGATTGCAGCGAATGAAAACATCAAGCTGGCAAGCCGGCGCTGGCTGGCTGATCTCGAGCGGGACGACATCTTCTTCGACATGGAAGATTGGCTCGGGTACGAGGACATGCTCGCCGAGCTGGTGATCAACGACGGCCACCAGCTGAGCGGCAACCCGATCGAGCTTTTACCTTGGCAAGCTTGGGTGATGGGGGCGGCATTCTGGCGGAGGAAGGCGGACGGAGACCGGCGGTTCAAACAGATCGCCTTGGAAGTGGCACGCGGAGCAGGCAAGACAACGATGGCATCGACGCTGCTGCTGTACTTCATCAGCCAGATCGAACGAGCTGAAGGCGTGATTCTGGCGAACACGGTGCAGCAAGCTCAGGTGGCGTATCGCTCAGCCAGGTCATTCGCCGTCGACGCCTGGGGTGATTACAACGATCCCGATGTCGGTGATCAGGCAGCATGGGAGACCACCAAGCTGGAGCTTCGTTGCAGGGCATCCAAGGGCTGGATCAACACGAAAGCGGCCAAGGCATCGACGCTGGATGGCATGAAGGGAATCATCTACCTGGTTGACGAGTCAAGCGAGCAAACGACCGACTGGCTCAGCAAGATCACCAGTGGCCTTGAGAAGAACAATCACGCCTGCATGATCTCGGTGACCACACCAGGCTCGATCCTTGCAGGCCGGGACGCTCCCTACTACGTCAAGCGCCGAGCTTGGCAAATGTCCCTTGAGGAGGAGCATTGGGATCTCTCGATCTTCGCGGCCTTCTTCGGCCTCGATGAAGCTGACGACATGATCGACGGTGGGCCAGAGGTCTGGATCAAAGCCAACCCATCGTTGGGCCACACCATCCCAGTGTCTTCGTATCACCGTCAGCTGGCCGCCTATCAGGCTGAGGGAGACCTAGAGACGTGGGAGCGTATGCAGTGCTGTCGGTTTAGCACTAGGGGGATGAAATGGATCAGCGGGGATCTGTGGGCCGAAAATACCGGCGACCCGCCTGAATGGCCTGAGCCTGGCGTCCCAGTCTATGCAGGGCTTGATCTGAGCCTGAGCTTTGACATCTCTAGCTTGGCATATGGCTGGTGGGACGGCAAGAAGTTCTGTGTCCGGTGGCAACATTGGGTGATCGAACGGGCGCCCGGCGAGGGGAAGCGGGACTACCAGCGACACTTGAATGCCTGGAGGGAGTACCCACACGTTACGGTCTGTGATCACGAGATCCAGTACCCGATGATCCGGGACTTCCTTTGGGAACTGAAGAAGCGGACGAATCTGAAGCGGATCGGATTCGATGACATGGGTGGGATGAAGGTCAACATGGAAGGCTGGGGTGATCTCGATGAAGGCTACAACGCCGAGACTGATCTACCCATGTCGAAGTTCCCCCAGACCATGGTCAGGCTAGGGCCGTCTACCCATGTATTCGAGTACCTCGCAAGGTCGAAAGCTCTGAACCTTCAGCCCGATAATGTCGCCGAATATGCCTTGGCAAACGTCGTCCTAGAAGGTAATATAAACGGGCATTATCGGCCTACGAAATCACCGCATAAGACTCGCGGTGTCATAGATCCGATCATGGCTGCGGTGATTCTCAGTGGAGTGCTCATTCAAGAGGGTGCAGAGAGACCAGGCGCTTATTCAGACCTGGAGCAGATCGCCTTCTAATCCGAAGTTTCCGGGGGGAAACGAGCTTGGACCTACGACGGTTTTTCCGTTGGCCGCGAGTGACCGCAACAGGCGGCGCCGGTGCTACCTCTAGCTGGTGGCCTCGCTATCCCACAGCAAATTCAGACGACGTTGCTCAGTTCGCCGCGTTCCCGCCTCGAGCAATGAGATTGCCAGCGGTTCGCCGAGCGGTGAACGTCATCTCCGGCGACCTCGCCAGGATGCCGGTGAAGGCATACCAGTACCAGGTTGATGAATGGATCGACGTAGGCCGCGACCCCATCACGGTCGCGCTCAACGAACAAGCCTCCGAATACCACACGGCAACCGAATGGAAGCGATGGGCGTTTTCACAAACGCTTCTCTGGGGCAACTCGTTCACGCTGATCAGCCGACGGGCAAACTCGTTTGATCAGTTCATCCCGCTGAACCATGCTGACGTGCAGATGAACCGGAATACCGACGGTTCGTACTTCTACACCACGAGCGAGTACGGCGAGGTCTCACCGTCGGACGTGATCCATCTCAAGATGCCTTCGAGCATTCGACAGCTCTGGGGTGATAGCCCTATCGCGGAAGCGGCCAGGACGCTATCGCTCAGCAGCTCTCTCGAGACAGCTGGACTCAGCCAGTACCGCATGCCTGGCATGGGCAAGATTGCGATCACGACTCAGGAATCAGTAGGTGCTTCAGGTGTCAGGGCCATGGCCGACGCCTATGTCTCTGGTCACTCTGGCGCTGATGGAATGCTTCGACCGATCATTGCTCAGAACGGTGCGACCGTGACGCAGGTGGGGCGTAGCCTGGTCGATCAAGACTGGATCAGCGGACGCAAACAAGCCATCGAAGACATCGCACGGGTGTACGGCATCCCGCCCTACATCTTGTTCAGCGAAAGCGGAGCGGCGTTCACGTCTGAGCAGTCGCGCATGTACGCGGATTCGCTTGCGACGTACACCGATGCCTGGTCATCAGAGATCAGTTCAAAGCTCTACGGCGATGACTACAAGATCAAGTTCGACACGACTTCACTGCTACGCGGTTCGTTCAATGAATCCATGCAGGCGTACAAGGAAGCGATCCAGCTTGGCGTGATGACCCCGAACGAGGTACGCATTGAGCTAGGCATGGCAGCAATCGACGGGGGCGACTCGATGTTTGTCGGTCCCAACATGGAAGAAAAGACGGGAGGGGCGCAAGATGAAGCTGGAATTGAGATATCTAACGACGACGACGACAACGAAAGCGAATGAGCTTCGTGGTATCGCGGTCCCTTACGGCCAGCTGTCGCATCCGATCCAAGGAGTGGGGCGGTCGTTCCGTGAGAAGATGAAGCCCGGCGCCCTGAGCTACGACGAGAACACCGTACTGATGACGCAGCACGATCAGACCGGGGTGCCCCTGGCACGGGTCGGCGCCGGCACGCTGGCGTTCACCGAAACGAAAGAAGGACTTGAATTCACCGCCACACTCCCCGAGGCACGCGCCGACATACGCGAAGCCCTCGAGCGGGGTGATCTTAGCGGCGCAGTATCGATCGGTTTTTACATCGAGGACGGCGGAGATCGCTGGACTCACACCAAATCTCAGAGCATGCGCGAAGTGACACAGGGTCATCTCAGCGAATTGTCTCTAGTAATTGCAGGCGCTTATTCGGGCGCTCGCGCTACCTACGGGGGGAAGACTAATGTCTGACCTGGTTTCTATGCGGGCTGAAGAAAACGAAGCCCGATCGCGTGTTGATTCGCTTTTGAACATTGATGGCGAACTCAATGAAGAGCAGCTGAACGATCTCGAGACTGCCGATGTGCAGGCTCGAGAACTCAAGACAAAGATCAGATCCGCAGAGGTTCGCGCTTCTGCCAAGGAAACGATCGAATCGCCGAGCTACGAGTTCCGTTTGAACTCGAAGAGCAACAACCCCGCCCTCGCTCCAGTCAACGAGAAGCGATCGCTTGAGGAGATGTACCAAGACGCCGGCGATCGTCTGATGCGGAAGATCGGCCAGAAGGTCGAAGGTCGAGCGAACTACGACACTGTGACCGATGCGGCACTGGTTCCCGTTGATCTCAAAGACGAGCTGATCAGGCGACTCCCGAAGATGAGCGGAGCAATGACCGCTGCACAGGTGGTCACCGACGCCCACGATAATGAGATCGCTGCGGTGCTTAATCGAATCCCGACGGCTACCATCGTCGACGAAGGCGCAGCGTTCACAGCGGCACAGGCTACCTTTAGCCGAATTCGATTCCGAGCGTACAAGATGGCTTTGGAAACCCAAATCTCTCTCGAGATGTTGCAGGATAATCGTCCGGCGGCAATGGGCGAAACCCTCACGCAGCACTTCGAATCCTACGCTGAAGGCTGGGACGCGAGTTTCGTTTCTGAAGCCAACCCGCTGGACTCAACCCGAACGGCTCCGGGCGGATTGTGTGCCACCAAGGCCCACATCGACGCAGCTGGCGCCACGGCCATCAACGACTACACGATGGGCGCCGGCAAGGACGCGGTGGCGGATATCCTCATCACCGACTTGTTGAACACCCAAACGGCTGGCCTTGGCCGTTACCGCAGCGGTGAAAAGGCTTGGATCATGTCGCCCGCGGTTCATGCTCAAATCGTGCAGGACATTAACGCGAATGACCGGATGATCTTCTTCCCAGAAGCCACCGGCACCTTGCAAGCTGATCCGCTTTCGGTCGGTACGCTTCTCGGTTCGCCTATCTACCTCAGCGATGCGATGCCAGCTGCCGGCGCCGGCAAGGTCGCAGCGTTGTACCTGGACAAGCGGTCCTACCGCGTGTCGCTGCGTTCGACCATGAAGACGCAAGAAGATCCGTTCACCAACGGTGGATCCGGTCTAGTCACCTATCGGTCCCACATGCGGGCGGACGGTCAGTGGATCCTGGCGGAAGCCAGTTCCCGCATGATCTACGGCTCGGCCTGATCGCTCAGTCTCTTCTCAGGGCTGGGGGGCTTCGGCCTCCCGGCCTTGATTCTTGGGGGAATCCATGGAAATTACGGCACAAACGGCGCATGGATTCCAGCTCGCAGAGTTCCGGGACCATTGCAATATTGCCTGGACGGAGAACGATCCCGCGCTCCAGCGTTCACTAGATGCTGGCGTGTCTCTTTGGGAGCAGGCGACGAATTGGTTTGTACGGAATACCACGGTGTCGATCGCAGTCAAGCCAGGCATGGCGGTGCCGTTCGGGCCGGCGCCGGTGCTTACAAGCATGACCAAGTACCAGGATGGGGTCAGCCTTGGGGCTGTGAATTCCGAATGGTTCTTGGCGAATGTCTGGGGTGGACGTGAGTTCTGTCTCACATCAACCGGCTCATGGTCGAGCGCCTACGAGTACCTCGCATCAGTGACGGTGGCCGGTGACGTACGGCCTGACGTGAAGGTAGCCGTATTCGATCTCGGCAACCACATGTTTACCGATCGCGAAGGCGTGGCGCCGGTGACGATGCACAGCATACCCTTGAGCCTTAGAACATTGATCGCCAACTACCAGCTGGGAGGCCTATGAGCTTCGGCGGCAGGGATTACGTCAAGTTCTATAGCGCTACGGAAACGGCAGACGATGCCGGCTCCGAAACGGTTTCTTACGTCTTCGAGTTTGCGTCGAACGTGAGCTTCAGGACGGAGAAGATCCGGAAGACTGAAGACGGGGAAATCAGGCAGTCGGCAGAAGTGTCCGCCCTTATCCGGCTTCCGT